TAGCATAATTACCACCAAAGATACCACCGCCACCTATGACGGCAACTGCTGTTCCTGTGCTGGCAACTTTTTGTATATCCATTACAAGAGAATTGCTCCTATAATAAATCCAATAGCAGCATTAGCACACTTACTTTGGTATGGAGATAAATTAAACTTCTTCTCTATCTTTTCTAGAATTTTTTTATCTAGATCAACTCCTTTATCAAAAGAAGTTTTAATTAATTCTTTAATTTTTTTCATGGTTAATTCTCCACTAAAGTACCGTTTGTCCTACGTATTTCACGTAGTTCTTCAAAGTCTTTCTGCTTGGTTCCACCGTCGTATGCCCAAGCATAACCCTCTGAAATCATTTGTTCGTTGAGGGACAACTCTGCGTCCCCGATGTAACACCACCCCAGTAACCGTCCATACTTCCCAACGCCCCCCACAAGCTCAGTACGAATGAAAAGCTGATCGTCACCAGCAAGAGTTCCTTCCAGTTTTTCTTTAAGCCAGTTGGTTGCATCGATTCCTAACTCCTTTTCTTCCAAGTCTCTTGTTCTTTTCTCTGGTGTATCAACTCCTGCAATTCTAACTCTTTCTTTCTTGTATAAGTCAAACCCAAGATCAATGGTGACATCAATAGTATCGCCGTCAAGAACACGATTAATCTCTGTCACTCGGAAGTTGTAACAACTCTTCCGACTCGGTGGAACCATCGCTCCCATTTTCATACTCCATAAGTGTATTATTTAGCATCTCTTCTATTGGAGTTCTCTGTTGCCTTGCTTCATGGTTTCTTATCTTCTCTATCCACTCCCCCGTTGGAAATGAATGTCCCATGTGTGCCATCACTGGAGTCGGTATTAGTAGTAACGGGATTAGGATTCCAATCATCGTATTTAAATATCCAATATATTGTAACACATACTCCTACAAGAAGTATAGCTATCATAATATTTACACTATGAACAACTTCACTCATATACCTCACCAATAACCCAAGATCTCAATCCATTATTATAAATGTATTCTTGAATACTATCCACTCTATCTGGAGGAATAACTAAACAATATCCAATACCAAGATTAAATACATTCTTCATTTCTTCTTCTGGTATTTCACCTGCAAGCATAATCTTGCTAAAGATTTCTGGCATTTGCCAAGAATTATAATCGACTCTTGCTTTCAATCCTGCTGGTAAACACCTTGGAAGATTCTCTGGTATACCACCACCAGTTATATTTGCCATTCCATAGATGGGAAAATCATCCAACAACTTATTAATAATAGGTGCATAGATTGTAGTAGCAGTGAGAAGTTCTGGAATATCTTTATAATATATCTTTTGTCTCCATAACATATCATTAATAATACTGTAACCATTACTATGAAGTCCACTACTTGCTAGACCAATTATCTTATCACCAGATTTCATTCCTCTTCCATTAACCATTAATGATTCTTCTACAACACCCACACAAAATCCAGCAAGGTCATATCCTTTAGAAAATCTACCGTGTTCAGCAGTCTCTCCACCAAGTAATGCACAACCAGATACCTTACATCCATGTGCAATACCAGAAACTAATTGTTCTAGTTGGAGATGATCAAGTTTAGGACAAGAGATATAATCTAAAAAGAATAACGGTTCTGCACCAGATGTAATCACATCATTGACACACATAGCAACAAGATCAATTCCAAGCACAAAGTATGCTGATGGATCATGTGCTATAGTTGCCATATTCATTTTAGTTCCTACACCATCTGTTCCAGAAACTAGTATTGGTGTTTTATATCCTTCAGGAATTTTAATTTGACCATTAAAACCACCAAATCCACCCACGACTTCAGATCGATGAGTGGATTTTACAGTTGATTTAATGTGGTCTACGAATGCTCTTCCTGCTTCAATGTCAACTCCTGCATCCTTATAATTCATAATAACTTTTGTCCACCGTATTTTAAATATAATCTCTTTACCTGTTCTTTGTCAAGACCCGCAAGATCAATAGAGTTATATAAAGATTGTCGAATACATTCTCTATCAGAGACAGGTGCTCTCTGCCTCCATCCCTGTTCATCTATGTATGTCTTTGCACCAGCAAATCCATCATTCTGTACTTCAGACATATGCTTGTGCAGCAAGCCAAGTTGCTAATGATAAAGATGTTCCCATAATAGTTAGTCTACTCATCCACCACATAATCTCATGTTTATTTTTTGTCATATCTAATGTCCCATTGGTATACCAGATGCCATGAGACGAGAGATATTATTTACCTCTTCACTACAGCAGTAGTCAATAAAATGAGGATGCTCCTTTAATGAAGGGACATCCTCTTTACTGTTTTGTATTGCATCGTATGCACTCATCGCATACTCACATATCTCATAATGATGATGTTGATTATCGTGATAACCGACTGTGTAATGTCTTTGTTGAGTCAGGGGCATGATTCTTTCAATCCCATACTGTCAATATTTATAGCACACTATAGTAATTTTTGCTTATTACTGTGTGGACTCAAAGACACTGTGTTGTGTTCAATACTTACATCTTATATGGTTCTTCAGGTTTTGTATCTGTAGTAATCTTAAGAGGTGCTTGCTCAATACGTATTGTCTGAGTAGGACCAGCCTTTGCTAAGATAGCCTCAATATCTTTTGCTGTAGCAGGAGGAGGACCACCATTGCTACCGTTACCATTACCATTCATCTTCATGGTGCCGTCTCCTTTCTTAGAAGCGGTCTGAATTCCGAAGCTAGCTAAAACCCCAGTAAAAACTGAAGCTATGAAAGTTGGATCAATTTTCTGTTGTGGTACACCTGGTATGGCAACATAGTTCAAAGTCAGGATCCCACCGCTCCAGGCAAGAACGGTAATGCGAACAAATGTACTAATGATCGCTGCTTGTTCTTCAGGATCTGGAAGAATTGCATCCTTTGCTTTAGCGAAGAGACCTTTTTTCTTCTCTTCTTTTTTTTCTTCTTTCCTGTCGATTACTACTTCAGGCATAAAAAATAAGGGTGACTATCTCTATATAGCACCCTTAGTATTTAAAATTTGATTGGAGCAACAGGTAGTGATGAAGCAGAGTCAGAGGGAGCTGCAAGATCAGGTGTTCCTACAGGAAGTGATCCTCCTAAACCACCACCAAGACTACCAAGTGCTTTCTCAGTAACACTTTCAATTATTGCGTCCTTATTAACGTAAACGTAAGCACCAGTGCCAACAACGGCAACAGATACAGCAGTAGACGCAAGAGCAAGTACATTGATTAGTTTTTGCATTGTTCTAATTCAATTTATTTATTTAAACTATTACCAGTATAGTATGCTTTAAAATAATTTGCAAGCCCATTAGTGGTATATTGTTTCTCACACCACTCATGAGCACATTGATATATTGCTGTTGCAGGAGATGTAGAACCAAAGTTTGCCATCAATAATCTTAAAGAGTCCTGTCTTAATTTAAATTTTTCTTCTGTTAATTCTTTTCCCAACTCATCAAACTCTTTTTCAGTAGTACCATTAACTCTGGTATCAGTCTGATCGTAAGTGTTGTTGTTGGGCATTGTTCTGAAGAATGTCTTCTTATTATATTACAATTATACTACTTGTCAATATGTTATATTAAACCTAAAGACCCTGCTGTAATACCAACACAAACAAAAAATCCAAACTCTACAAGATCTCTAGAGCCTGGTGGGAGTGAAGTTAATAAAACTGCAAGTGGAATCATTTTTTACGTGTAGAAAAACGAATTGAGTGAAGTTCCGAAATATAGATATACACCTAATAAACTGATGAAAATAACTTGTGGCATGATAGGTAAAAATACTCTCTGTATTATATAGGTATTTTTACCTTGTTGTCAAGATGATAGTGACACCTATTATACCGACCATTGCTAAACGACCATTCCATCGTTCAGCGAATCTCCAGTATGGGTGATGCCAATCCATCATGCCCCTGATGGTGCGTAAGCAGGTTCCATTTGACTGACCCTGATTCCCTTGCCACCATCTTGATCATCGTCATCATCATTGATAGCACGAAGAAGTAATTCAATCCCCACTAAAATACCTATTGGATAGAAACACCATAGGATTGCTGTTAGTGGGGTTATGCTGTCTGTTGCGGCTATAAAGTCGCCCATGTATTTTCCTTATAAAAAGTTACGAGTAATTATTTAGTTTTGTAAAGAATTTGGTTAGGTAATTGTACCAACCAGAGATGCTGCTGTAGCAGAAACTGCTAACCAAGGTAAGTTTATTACCATGAGTAGTTTTACAAGAGTAGATCTCTTGATTGTGAATAATGTACAGGTCATACCAGTACCCCAGTAAAGGTACTGATACTTGCTGCTACCATAAAGATATATGGTACTGCCTTTAGGGGTACTGGATGCCTCATTATACGAAACCAGGAATGATTTGACCTGTTAGTGAGTAAGACACGATAAGTGCTCCACATCCAGCGATGGCTGCAATGCCATTCCATTTTTCAGCGATAGAAAAATCTACTTTGTCTTCAGTTTTTTGTGTTTGCTTTGTCATTAGATGATACCAGGAATAAGGTTGCCAGTTGTTGCGTATGATGCACAGAGTACAAGGAAGCCAATCATT